GGCGTTGGCGGCAGCATTCAAGGCACCCGAAACATCGGCTTCGATACCGGTTTGTCCATCACCACTTACATCAAGGGCACCGGCATCGGCGAACATACCGTTGGAACCGATAACACTTTGGACTTGAACATCACTGGAGAAGGCACGGATGGAGTGAGGAAGAGCATCCAAAGCATCCGTGTAGTTAAATGGCTGAGCACCCAAAGCAGAGTGCAAGTTCTTTCCGGCAACGAAAGAATCGCAGTAGCTAACATTAACATCAGGTTGGACAACCCAGACAAGTTCCTTGCATGGGTGGTTGAAGTTAAGCTTAACCTTGTTACTGGAGGATCCGATGGATTCATCACCAGTGAATTGAAGTTGTTCGATCAAATATTCATGGGGATTTTGGGCCATGCGTCGGCGTTCATCCGTATCCAAGAAGATGTAGTCAACATACAAAGATGCGGCAACAAGAGACTTGCTGTAGGCAGTAGTCGACTTCAAGTTGGCAGTTCCGGCACTATCAACGGCACTGACAGCGAACAAGCATTCGTCCAATGGGCGAAGTTCGATGTTGATCTTGACTTCGTGGTATTGAAGGGCGATCAAAGGAAGGGCAAGACCAGGGTTGCGGCAGTACCAGAATTGCAAAGGAACATACAAGGTCGTTTCAGGAAGAGCCTTGCGCGGGGCACAGACAGCTTCAGGGACCGAAGCGGAAGAGCAAGCAGTTGCAACTTCAGCGAAGTCAGGGTCGGTCAAATAAGTAAGTTGGGTAGTATTACCAACCATCTTGTTGTAACCATCTTCTTGTTCAGAAGTAAGGGTCAATTGGTTCCAGATGTGCATCCAGTCACCATATTGACGGTCGATGCGTTGACCACCAATTTCGACTTCAACCATGGAAACCATTTGTTCGCCGGGGCAATCCAACCAACGTGCGTGGGGAGAGTCCGAAGAACTGATTTCGGGAAGAGTCACTTGAAGGTAAGTGCGGTATGCCAAGTCACCGTTACGGGAAACAGTGCACTGGACACGGCGACCGAAGTCGGCTTGACCATTGAAGGTTTGTTCAATAGATTCCATCGCGAAGTTAGTGTGACGACGGTAAGTAACCTTCCAGAAAGTGATCTGGGGATTACCAGTTAAATACACATCTTGTGCGCCATAAGCTACTAGTTGCATGAGTCCACCACCCATATTATAATATAGGTAAAGAAAAAAATTTTGTATTTTTACACAATTAAACTAATTTTATCGTATTTTACGATAAAATTAATTAGTAAGTATTTGATTTATGTCTAAATTTTCAACCATAAAGCGTTTTAAATACGATTCTAAATAAACTTCTTTTTCATTATTGTGTTTTTTTTTAAATACATAGCAATTCCCTGATTTTTTTATGGACCAACCTTTTTCTAAAGCATTGTATAATAATGTCATTTTCTGCAATTTTATCAAATCAATGTTACTTATTTCTTCTTTATTAATTACCATATTATTTAGATTATCCATTATATAATGAAAAATGTTTTAATAAATTATGAATTTACGAATATATGGGCAAAAAAATATTGATTTCCTAAACAATAGTGGAAATTTTTAATTAAATACAGCAAAATAATATATATTATTGATGCCTAATTTTAAACCAAAAAACAAGAAAAAATTAGTAGTTAATAAACACTCAATAACGACACTAGATAACAAGCACGATGAAAAAATGAAAGAGTTTACTAAAATAACAGAAGAAGAATTGCCAAATCTTAAAAAACAAATGTCTACACTAAAAAAGAAATTAAGGTCATCGGATAATATGAAAATAGAAGATGTATTGGAAATAAAAGATACGATTAAAGATATAAAATTAAAAATCAAGGAGCTAAAGAAAAAGAAAAAATCGTATTTACTAAACAATTCAAATTTGATATTTGAGTATTTTGAAAAAAAGAAAAATTTAAGCGATGGCAAAACAAATAAAAAGAAAATATTGCATTCTTTTTTCAGTAAAACAAGTGAAACAACCGATGTTAAAAACAATAGCAATACTATAGTGCAGCAATACTTCAATAATATTGATAATAAACATGTTGATATGGAAAATTACAAAATTAATTATGAAATATGTCCTAAATGTTCGGGGGAATTGGTTCAGGTAGAATCGGATGGAATATTAATATGTAAAAAATGTAGTTTTCAAGATAAGTTTTTAGTAGAACATGAAAAGCCTTCTTATAAAGAACCACCAAAAGAAGTGTGTTTTTATGCTTATAAAAGAATTAATCATTTTAGAGAAATATTGGCACAGTTTCAAGCAAAAGAAACCACTCAAATACCGGAAGAAGTTATTGAAAACATTAAAAAGCAAATTAAAAAAGAGCGATTGGTAATTAAAAATATGGATAATAAAAAAGCAAAAGATATATTGAAAAAATTGGGTTATAATAAATATTACGAGCATATACCTTTTATAAAAGATAAATTAGGTATAAAACCACCGGTAATGAGACCCGAACTAGAAGATACATTATGTAACTTATTTATGGAAATACAAAAACCATATAGTAAACATTGTCCTGATAGTAGGGTTAATTTTTTAAATTATTATTATGTGTTGTATAAGATGTGTGAATTATTGGATGAACATTCATTTTTGCCTTATTTTCCGATGTTAAAAGATCCAGTAAAAAGAATAGAACAAGATGAAATATGGAAAAAAATATGTAAAGAATTAAATTGGGAGTTTATTTCAACTATTTAATTATAATATTTAAATTATAATTAAAATACGAAATTATGTATGATTTTTATTGTTGTGTTGTGTTGTTTATCTTATGTAATTATTTACATACCCATTCGTGGGAAACCAACTAAGTTAGCACCGATACCGAATCCAGCACCTGATCGGGCAGATACACCCATAGCAGGGACATATGTATCTAATACCGAGAAAGTAGCGGCGGCGGTCAAAGAAATAAGTAACACTTCATCTAAGTTCAATGAACGCTTTGGAATAGCATAGGCAGCAATGGCAACCATCAAACCTTCTACTAAATATTTAACAACGCGACGCAATAGTTCTCCTAAATCAAACACTTCTGCTATTTTATCAAACATATTATATAATAAATAAACAAAAAAAAACTTAAACAATAATGAAATATACTATATTATAATATGGTTGAAAGAGAATACCAACATCAAAAAATAGCAGGCGGTAAGGTAAATCCTCACTATGTTGATTTACTGGAAGAAGATAAGGCAATTTCAGGTCAGAAATTTGTGTGTGTGTCTTTTGTTAGTCCTGAAAATACTTTGAAACGCCGTGAATTGTTTATGTTTGAATCGTTTCTAAAAGATTATGATTTTTCTAAATCGATGGAGAAATTTTCGCAATTTTTAAACTTTTTGTCATACAAATATAACCTAAACTTTGAAACATTGATGAATGATATGCAAGAGTTTGTTAAAAGTGAAAAAGATGATTTAAAAACGACCGATATTTATGATTCATATAAAACATTTTTGGATAATCATGAAAACGAATTGGATGATGAGTTTAATAAGCAAAATAACTTTCAAACAAGTGTTAGAGGATTAAAGGTTCGTGGTTCTTATTCTACACAAGAAGAAGCTGAATTGCGATGTAAGTTGTTGCGAGAAGTGGATCCAAACCATAATGTATATGTTGGACCAGTGGGTGTATGGATGCCTTGGGAACCTGAAGCGTATAAAACGGCTCGCGTGGAATATTTGGAAGATGAATTAAATCAATTGATGCATGAGAAGAATCTAAATGAAGCAAAGGCCAAGCGTGAGTTTGAAAAGCGTATTCAAGATACCAAACGAAAGGCAATTGAAGAAAATGTGAAATTGGCTAGAGAAAGTGGTAATAAATTGACACAGCGATTGGATAAAGAAGGAAATTTGGTGGGTGTAAATAACACAATTGAAAATGACTTGAAAGAGTTGGAAGATACCAGTTCTGAAAACATTAAAAAGACATTGTTTGAAGGAGACAATATTGTTAGGAAAAAGAAGGATTAAATGAAATAATGAAACAAACAACAAAACAACTAAAACAACAAAACAACTAAAACACAACATAACAATAAAATTATAAAAAATCGTATATTTTTTATAATTAATAGCTAATAACTAACAATTAGTAATAATGGATTACCATTTATTTTTTTTTACATTGATAAGGGGGCCTTTCTTTTTTCTTGCTGCGTTGGCATCATATTGTTCTTCTTCGTCATCCGAACCCAATCCTTTCGACATTTCCCAAAATTCTTTTGCTCCCAATTTAAAGTCGTTGTGTGAGGTTGCTTTATACCAAAATATTTGGTCTTCTAATCTGTTTGATTTTGAATTGTTTGATATTACTAAACATTCATAATTTTCGGTGCATTGATCCATTACTTGGCAAAAACTTTCAAATGTAGCAAACATCCCGGCAAAATTTTCATATATTCGTTTACGATTATTGATATAAGGTTCTCGCAATATAAATGTATAGTCTATATTTGTTCTAAGATTAGGAGGAACACCGAGTGGATACTGCATAGTAATAACAAGCATTATTTTCCAATGCCTACCATTCATAAATAGCAATCGCATTAATTTATCACGAGACCATGTATTATCGTATAAACAATCATCTAATATAACAAACGCTCTGGGATCTATACTTGACCGTCCGTATGCTTGTTTTTCCTTTTGTATTTGTTTTATTACTATTTTTTGCCGCTTTAAAATATTTTCAATTATTGCAGTATTATATTCGTCGTGAATGAAAAGTTTAGGAACTAATTTACCGTAAAATCCATTACCGGCTTCTGTTCCCGATATAACGGTTCCAATTGGAATATCTTGATGATGATACAACATATCTCTTACTAAAAAACTTTTTCCAGTATCACGCCTGCCAATTAAAACAATAACAGGACCATTTGAATCATCCAAATCAAATTTGATATTCTTCATATTAAACTTTTTTAACTCTAAATTCATATATAAACCAGAATCATAAAATTTAATAAAGTAAAACGAATTGTATACAACAATAAATTGTCGATTTATGGTCGATTTAAGGTTAAATAAATGTATTACTAAATTATTAGTTTAAATATAAAAATTTAATTATCATTAAATCGTATGTTTTCTTTATATTATAAGAAAAATGATAATAGTGAATTGTTTAGTCAATTAAAAGATGCCGGGTGTGCTGAAATACAAAACTATATCCCAATTTACTCTACTTTTTTTGAATTAAATAGCAATAACTACAATTCAATCAACTTAAATAGTAAATTTTCTATTAAAAAAATAAATGAAACATATGATTTAAATCATTTTTTAATTGATGTTGAAAATGAAAGTAAGGATGTTTTTCATAGAAAGTCTTTTTTTAAGTTTTCACCCATACTTAATCCTTTAAAATTCTTAACTGGAAAGTATAAAACACTAACAAGTGATTCTAAATTAACTCCTGCGATCGATACTTTAATCTCACGAGGAGACATGCATTTAAAAAAAATACATGATAAAAACAATACATCATATGTAGATGGATTTTTTTCATATTTAAGTAGTAGTTTATTAAATAACCATCGTTTTGTATTTGGGAATGATTTTTATGGTTCATTTGTCTGTGTTCAAAATGAGTTTCATTTAAATGTATATGATGATTTGGATTATCTTTATCAATCCGAGCATTTTCATAAAACAAAAGATCAGGCGTTTAAACTAGATAATTTCGACACTTCTATTTTAGATGATGATACTAGAAAATACCGTGAAAAAATTAAAATGGAAGATAGTTGTCAAGAATTGGTATTAGATGATTTTAATGATGAAGGCTTTGATAATGTGTTTAAATTAACTTCGGAAAATGTGGATAAATTAAATAAACTTAACGAAATTAATTTGGATAACACTCTTGTATATGAAAAGGTTAAAAATAAGGTAAGGGGAGATAGTGATTTGTCTAGTAATGTTGATTCTGTAACGACTTGTTCAAATAGTTTAAGTGAAAGCGACAGCGACGAAGATGAAGATGAAGATGAAGAATATGAGGAGGGTGAAGAAAGCGAAGAAGGCGAAGAAAGTGAAGAAGGCGAAGAAAGTGAGGGACGCCATAATTCTGACGGTGATTATACGGGTTCTGAACCGGGGTCAAGTAGTAATGGTTCTCTGGTTAGTTGTTCAAACAGTGAAATGTCTGAGTATTCTAGTTCAGCCGATGAAAATGTGAATTGTGTTATATATAATTTTCCGGTGCAAATAATATCGATGGAACATATGCATGAAACTTTGGATAGTTATATGGAAAATAATGAAATGAGCGTAATGGAATGGAAATCATGTTTAATACAAGTATTATTTATTTTGATAACATATCAAAACTGTTTTGATTTTACACATAATGATTTGCACACAAACAATATTATGTATATTGAAACCGATCGAAAATATCTTTATGTTAAATATGATAACAAATATTACAAAATCCCTACTTTTGGTAAGATTTTTAAAATAATAGATTTTGGTCGTTCTATTTATAAATTTAAAGGCAAGCAAATGTGTTGTGATAGTTATAGTCAAAAAGAAGACGCGGGTGGACAGTATAATTTTGAACCATATAAAAACAACAACAAACCGGAAATATTGCCTAACAAAAGTTTTGATTTATGTCGATTAGGATGTTCCTTATATGACTATTTTATAGACGATTATAGAGATGAAGATGAATATGATAATGAAATTGTTCAATTAATAATAAAATGGACACGTGATGACAAAAATCGCAATATTTTATACAAGAAAAATGGTGAAGAAAGGTATCCCGAATTTAAATTATATAAAATGATTGCTAGGACAGTTCATCATTGCGACCCACACAATGAACTAAATAACGAACTATTTGATTGTTTTAAGATAAGTAGGAAAGGTATCAAGAAAAAGCAAATGATAAATTTAATAAATATTGATGAAATACCGTCGTATGTGTAAATGTAGGTGTAAATGTAGGTGTAAATGTAAGTATAAGTGTAAACTAATATATGAACGCAATTGTAAAAT